TTAGAGAAAAACGCTGAGTTGACAGGTGATTATAATGTTCCGAGAGCTGTTGTAACATTTAATAAAAGAATTGAACCATTACTTGTTGTTTTCAAACAAGAAGTTAGAGATAGTTTAATAGTTGCAGATCCTGCCGAGAGAGGAATTTTTACCACAGTCCAATGTGAATTAATTAATGGTCAACCATTTGAACAAGGAGATCAAGACACATTAGAAGAAGTTTTAACTTTGTCTGAAGGTGAATTATCTTATTGGGATAAGAGGGGATTGGATTGTAATTACATGTATGAGTTAGCGGAACCTAATTGGAAAGAAAGGTTGGAAACAACTCTATGATTGTTTTAATCCATCACTTGAAAGAATATACCAATTACCGTTACAGAATCTAAATTCTATACAAGCCCCTTTGTCGCAAACAATTTCGTCGAACTCTTCATCGATTTTTCCCATGTCAGGAATTATCATAAGACGTGTTAAAGACTTAACCACAACGTGGTCTGTAGATATACTATCTAATTTAACTGTTGAAGATTCGGATCCTCTAACAATAATACATTCTTCACCGTTTGTTTGATAAAAATTTTCACCTGTAACTACAGACACTTCTGATGTGAATAATACTTTTCCATTCACTAATCGTTGTGATGGTATTGATTTAATAATAGACATTAGATTACATATATTTGTCTTGGAAACGCTCTGAACTTCATTTGTTTGTTCAAGTTTTCCGCTAACAAAGCTTCTTTCTCCATTACTTTTTCAGGACGTAAACGCTCAAGTCTAAGTTTCAATTCTTCCTCGAGTTTACTTTTTTCGTCTTTAGCTTCTGTAAGTAGGCTTTGATAGTCCATGGTTATCTCAGAATCAGGAGTTTTCAGGTTACCACTATACTTTCCTCTAACTCTCGCTAAAGTTTCTTTCGAGTATGCGGTAAACCATCTTCTAACCCATTGTTGAGCAGGAACATTTAAGTCTTCCCATTCTAATGTTTCTAAAGGAACATCAGATGGTAGTTTAATAATATCGGGATTAGCTTTAAGACATGCATCTCTATCTTTTCCCTCTGTATCGTAGTACCAATACCAAACTCTGTAGTTGTTATATCCGATTGTTCCCCAATCAAATCTACCGCCTGGTACGTTGTATAGTTGTAATAATCTTTCTCCGTCAGGTAAACCTGTAATTCTATATGTTAAATCTCCACCATAGATACGGTTCAATATGTTAACCTCCTGTAGACGTAATAACATATCAAATCCAGATGTCATCAAATACGAACCTTGATAACCCATTTGAGCGTAACCCGCACCACCACCTAATCCTGGTGCTCCTGCAAATCCTCCACCCCACGGATTAAATAATCCTGAAGTCATTTCAGCTGGTGTGAACCATAAGACTTCATTAACTTCTCTATTTTTTGGAATAACATAGTTTTGTGTATTTGCAGATAGATTAATATAATCTTTCTTTAATACCCAAGGTCCTGATGTTTGTAATCCAACGATTTTAGAATATGCGTAAGTAAATTGATCTTCGAAATCCATTGTTCTTGTAACCAATGCTTTCGCCACAGATTTTTCATCCATGTTTAGGTTAACCAAGTTAACCCATTGACTTTCGATCAACCAATCCAAAGTGTATTGCGTATAGTCTTGTATTGATAACTCCATTAAAGAGTCCAACATTTCGTCTTCCAACTCCACACTACGAAGTGGAGCACCTAATTGGTGTTTAATTCTCGTATAGATTCTGGATCTTTCTGGTTCTCCGATTACTGCCATGATAATATAAATACTTTCTAAAAGTTATTTTATGTCGTACAATAAACCGTCTTTAGGAAACACAAAGTTTCCAGCAATAATGTTCGGTCTTTTGTTGAAAATAAGAACGTTTCTTCCTTTCTGAAAAATTAACCAATCGGTAGTATAATTTTTTACATTACCTGTTCCTTTCAGAGTGATCGTATTATTTTTGTCAATTCTTTCTTTGTAACCTTTGATTTGTGCTGTATGTGTTTTTCCGTTTAATGTGATTTTGGCATCGATACCTTTTAACATATCTTCTTCACCACCTAACACACCTGTTTTTTCAGCGACTTTACCTTTGAAATGTCTGTTAATTATCGCAACTGTAATTTCTTCTCTTTTGTCACCAGCAGAATCAGTATCAATTAGAGACCTCATTAAATTTTGGAAGGTGGGACTTTCTCTATTAAAAATTCTAAATTTAAAATGATCTAATGCTTTAACAAATCTTTTTATTTCTCTGTTTTGTTCGCCAGGTGATTTATCTACAAATTTTATTACATCTTTTTTTGGATCAATTGATTTGATTACCTTATTAATATCTTTCATAAGAATACAAAAGGCTGTATAGTTTGTATTAAGTTTGTTTAAAACTGATCTACCAACAGATTCGAAATTATAAATTCCTGCTAAGTTACCTTGGTTATCTTTGTCGGCCCAATATTCTCTAAACACTTCTTTTAAGATTCTATCAATAGCGTCTCTGTATTCCAATTCAACAGGTCTGTTAACATTAAACATTACCCTTATTGCCTCCGATTCTTCAGTACCACACTTTTCAGATTTTTCTTCAGACAATATTTGTCTAAACTTAACTGATTCGGCAAGTTTTGTTTCAGTTTTCATTTCGTACATTCTTGAAACAAAATCCCAATTAACTACTTTCCAAAAATTTGTGATATACTCATCTCTTTTGTTTCTGTATTTCAAGTAGTATGCGTGTTCCCACAAATCAAGACCCAACAAAGGAAATCCTCCACCTTCAATAACATTCATTAAAGGATTGTCTTGGTTTGGCGTAGACATGATTTTTAATCTGTTCTGACTTGTCAAAACTAACCATACCCAACCTGAACCGAATCTTTCTTTGGCAATTGTTTCGAACTCTTTCTTGAAATTATTAAAAGACTTAAATTCCTTCTTTATTTTGGTTTCAAGTTCTCCTGTCAATTTCATTGGTTTTGGAGATAACATATTCCAAAACAAAGCGTGGTTGAAAGCACCACCCGCATTATTCCTAATTGTTTTGTCGTACCTTGATATTGATTTGATAATTTTTTCTAAATCGAGATCTCCGTATTTTTTCTTTGAGAGTGCGTCGTTCAATTTATCTACATAGCCCTTATAGTGTTTGTTGTAGTGGAAGTTCATTGTTTCTGGATCAATGAACGGTTTGAGGGCTGAATAAGAATAGGGAAGTTTCTCTATTCCAATTTTTTTCATTTCTGTGATTAACAACTCGGTTTCGTGTGTTACGTGGTTTTCTTGTATTTGTTTTTCGAGTTGTACAATCTTCTTTTCTGTTTTATTCATAATATTGGATTATCATATAAATAATCCGTTAGTTCGTTATTGTCTACGTTGGTTAATTTGTTTCATAATTTCTTCTACTAAATCTACATCATTTTTAACATCACCCATAACCGTAGCAATAACTTGTTTTTTCTTGTTGAGTATATCGTAAATAATTCCTTCTATTGTGTTTTCAAATATTGGGTAGTAAACTAAAACATTATTTTTTTGACCGTATCTATAAGCTCGATCTTCTGCTTGTGAATGGTCTGAAGGTAAAAATGATAGGTCGTTCATTATTACTGCCTCTGCTGCGGTTAAAGTAATACCCACACCTGCAGCCTTTATATTTCCTACAAAGACTTTCACTTTGTCATCTTCTTGGAATTTATCAACACTGTTTTGCCTTTCAGGTTTTGACATGGATCCGTCAAGTCTTACAGCTGTTTTACCAAAATGTTGAATTATTCTATCGAGTGAGTTTGTAAAATTACAAAATATGATGACCTTCTTACCTTGTTCTATTATGTTTTCAGCCAATTCGATTGTCTGAATAACTTTCTCTTCGGCAATAACTTGTCGTACTTGGGTAAGTTTTGTAAATTGAACCGTCAATGATTTACTCTCATCGGGGTTCTTCTCATACCAATTGTAATAATCACCCATTACCTCTTCGTATTGTTTTGATTTTAATCTAAGGTATACGGGTGTAATAATTTTATCAGGTAAATCTAATACATCTTGTTTTAATCGTCTTAGAGTGAGACCTGAGGTTCTATCTCTTAATTCCTCAAGGTTACTGGCTCCTGTAACATTCCATATCTTTCTACCTCCAGCATTGAATTGATATCCGCTACAATATCTGATAGCGTATGCCATCCAATTTTTGGCAACTGGTGAGTCAATCAAACTTAACAAATTGAAATAATCCATTGGTCTTGAGGTCATTGGTGTACCTGTTAATAACCAAAGTCTATCAACGTTCTTTACAAGGTCGTTTATTAGTTTTGTTCTTTGTGCTTGACCGTTTTTAATATAGTGTGCTTCGTCAACGACCACCAAATCAAAATTGGCTCCAAGAATTTGCGAATCAGATTTCTTTTTAACATTGTGGAAATTTTTAATAATATCATAATTTATAATAACAAAATCATGTTCTTGACTGAAGTTCTTTCCTTCAGAAATATAAATGCTTCTGGTTGTATAATTCTCAATCTCTCTCTGCCAGTTAATCTTCAAACTCGCAGGACAAATAATTAATATCTTTTTAGCACCACTTTCAAGTGCAGCAACTATAGTTGATGTGGTTTTACCAAGACCCATATCATCGGCCAAGATATATTTTTTGTTCTCAACAAGTTTTTGAACGGCCTCAATTTGATGAGACAAAAGAGGTCTGTGAGAATATTTTTCAAAATCAATAACAACGTTTTTTACTGTGTTGTCTTTGATTAGTGATGCTTTTGGAACCCAAAAATCGTGAAGTTGTTCTGTCTCAAATACTTTACCCCAAACATGATAAGCCTTTTCTTTATCCGCCAATAACTTTTCAATCCATATTTTTTCAGGTATTTGTGTGTATAGTTTGTCGTCGGCTAATTTTTGTGCAAAGTACGAATCAAGGTTAACCCATTTTTTAGCAACCTTTGGTGGTTTGTCGTGAAAGTTAATTATGTATTCAGATTGACTTCTTGTTGGGTAAAACTTTTTATTAAGCGTAAGTTTTCTCTTGAGGTCTTGTATGTAATTATTTGGACCGTCATATGTCTCCAAAATGGAAATTGCCTTAGATTCTATTACGTGGTTGCCTTCCAATAAACAGGTTTTATTACAAATATAACTTATTTTGTAGTATTTATCAATATATGGAAAAATTGGTACCAATAACGAGATTAGGTAAGTTTTTTGGTGGTGAGGATTTCACCTTGGATATTGATATGGGTGAAGAGTGGTTAGAGGGTGATATGAACTTTACCTTTGTTTTGTATAAAGTTGATAAGTATAAAACCAAAACAGATGATGTTTATGGGGAAGCTTTGCAAGACGGTATTCAGTTTCTTCCACCTGTTGAAATAAAGGGTATGGTTCAAATTGTTGCTCCAACTAATCAAAGATTGGGAACTTCAAAAATCGAACAATCTGAGCCAGGTAATTTAAAAGTATCAGTCTATCAAAGAACTTTGGATGATTTAGAAATTGATATTTCTTTTGGTGATTACATTGGGTATTACGAAACTGAAAGTAAAGTTAGGTATTATTCTGTTAGTGATGACGGAAGGGTTAATTCAGATAACAGACATACATATGGTGGGTATAAACCGTTTTACAGAACTATTATTGCAACACCTGTAACAACGAACGAATTTAACGGAATATAATATGGGATTTCCGAAACAAGTAAAAAAACAAATACAGTTAGTTCCTCCTAAAACTCTTTCAGCAAGAAGAGAACAACTTTTAGAGTATATTAACAAAGACGGTACTTACCTACCTAATTCGGTATTACATGCCGATTTGGATAAAGGTATGCTTGAGTTTGTTAAAGAAGAGTTAAGAACTGTGGTTTCAGGTAAGGTTGTCCCAACTGTTGATGTTCTCATAACAACACAAAACTGGTCTCAATTTACTGAAACATGGAATTTTGTTGATTCGGACTTTAACGTATCTCCTCCTTTTATTACAACAGTGAGAAATCCTGAAGTTAAGTACGGGTCTAATCCAGCACTTCTTTACACCATTCCAAATAGAAAACAATATTATTACGCCACTGTTCCTACATGGGACGGACAAAGAAAAGGAATGGACATTTATACTATACCTCAACCCGTACCTGTTGATATTACTTATAGTGTTAAATTCATTTGTAATAGAATGAGAGAGTTGAATGAACTTAATAAGAATGTTCTTCAAAAGTTTTCATCAAGACAGGCATATACTTTTATCAAAGGACAATACGTTCCAATAATATTACAAAATATTTCTGACGAATCTGTTGTAGACTTAGACAAAAGAAAATACTACATACAAAGTTATGAATTTTTAATGATGGGTTATTTGATTGACGAAGAGGAGTTTGAAGTTAAACCAGCAATTTCAAGAACCGTTCAATTATTGGAGGCTAAAACCTCAAGAGGAGGTAGAAAAAAATCTTACCCTAAAAATCCAAGTTTATTTCCTTTAACATTTAATTTTTCTGCAGGGACAACTGCTTACACAGAAAATTACAAATATACTGCAGACTTATCTTTTGAGGGTATGGAAAATATAAGTTCTTGGGATGTTTATATTAATGATGATTTTTATGGTTCGGATCTTACCGAGATTCAATTAACATCAGGTAATAATCTTACTCTGAATATAACACCAACAGACCCTTCGTCTGATTCTCAAATTGTCTATATTGCGAGATTAATTTAATCTTCTCCGTATAAATCAGTTTTTTCTTTACACTTTTCCATAATTAAATTTTCAAGAAACTTGTAAATTTTTAAACCCCTTTTATCACAATACTTTTTGAGTGCGTTGTGAGACTCAATTGAGATTTTGATGTTCTTTATCTCTTTTGTCGTTTTTGACGTTGTTTTCATGGGCAGAAAAAAGGCAGAATAAAAGCGCCTAATTTATAAATACAATATAAAGAGTAAAGTTTTTTGTGTTTAATTTAATATTTATGTATAAATAAATCTGAACAGAATTTTTAAATAATGGCAACAGCAAGTAAAGTATTCGTTTCACCCGGTGTATACACAACAGAGACCGACCTATCATTCGTCGCGCAAAGTGTTGGTGTAACTACATTAGGGTTAGTAGGGGAAACCCTAAAAGGCCCTGCCTTCGAACCAATTTTCGTAACGAGTTTCGACGAGTTCACAACCCTTTTCGGTGGTACATCCCCTGAAAAGTTTGTGAATACACAAATTCCTAAATATGAGGCGGCGTACATCGCAAAGTCTTACTTACAACAATCTAACCAATTGTTCGTGACTAGAATATTAGGATTATCAGGTTATGATGCGGGACCTTCTTGGTCTATCACCACAATTGCTAACGTGGACCCAACTACTGTTGGTGTTAATGTTACAACGGGAACGGCATTCGAAATGGACTTCTCGGGATCAACGGGAGGAACTGTTAATATAACTCAAGACACAACTCCTGATTATATTTGGGATGATTTTGGTTTACAATATCAACTTGAAAATGGAAATTTATCCACTTTACAAGAAGATATTTCAACTCAATTAGTTGATATTTTCAGAGATACAACATTATCTGGGACAAGTGCATATGTGTTTGGTTCGTTATCGGGTACGGTATACAACGACTTAATTGCTGATGGTATTACTGGTTTAACAAACGTGTTTAGTTGTAATAGCATGGATCTTAGTTCTGCTGATTTAACATCAGACGATAACGATGTTTGGTATTACGCAACATTCGTTAACCAAGCTAATAACGGTTATTCAGGTTATTCATTCTACACATCAATATCGGTACTTAACAGTTTAGGAAGTGGTAATTTTAACGGATCATTATCAGGTCAAATGTTTACATTCTCTGGTACTGCGTTCTCAGAATATAATGATGTTGTTGTTGCAACTTTAAGATCAAGAGGTATTAGTTTATACAATTCAACAAGTGCAGGACCAACATATCAAGTTACAGGATTAACTGACGTTGGAATTAGCACCGTTGGTTCTTATTCTGCGATAACAAGAAATCCTTTCTCAACTTTCGCAATTACTGGTACAACTGTAGAAAATGAGAATTTCTCATTTGAGACTTCTCTTCAAAACTCTGATTCTGAGTACATTACAAAGGTGTTTAGTGTAAGTAACTTTGCTAAATTAAGATTTGAAGTTCCATTGTTTGTTGAAGAGGTTTATCAAAATATGTTAAATTATGCTTACAACAAAGGATATATTCGTGGAATAAATGCTGAGTTGGTTGCTTTACCTGAAGCAAGAGGTGGAGACACATCTTCAATTGCAAATAACTTATTCCAATATCAAAGTCCTGAAACTCCATTTGTTGTTTCTGAACTTAGAGGTAATAAGGTTTATAATTTATTTAAATTCATTTCGATTTCTGACGGTGATTCTGCAAACGTAGAAGTTAAGATTTCTATAATGAATATGTCATTTAATAATAGCACATTCGATATCATGGTTAGAGATTTCTTTGATACTGATGCTAACCCTGTAGTTCTTGAAAAATTCACGAACTGTACTATGGATCCTAACAGTAACTCATTTGTTGCTAAAAAGATAGGTTCTTCTGATGGTGAATATCCTCTTAACTCAGCGTTTATTATGATTGAGTTATCTGATGAATTCCCTGTAGATGCATTACCTTGTGGATTCGAAGGTTATATTATGAGAGATTACTCTGGTGATAATTTATCTCCAGTTCCTGTTTATAAAACAGAATATAATTACCCTGGTCAAGTTATCTACAACCCTCCTTTTGGTACTACCAACGGTGGATCAAATGTGGTAACAAGTCCTGGTGACAATGTTAGAAGAACTTTCTTAGGGTTCTCAAGTTCTCTTGGTATCGATGAGTCATTCTTAATGTTCAAAGGTTTCCAAAACAATTTAAATCATTGTAATGTTATTGATGGTACACCTTGGAATACTAAGACTAAAGGTTTCCATATGGATTCAGGTGCAACTGTTGTTACAATTGGAAATGTGTTTACAACAAGTGGTGAATCAGCTTTCTATGTTGGAGACGCAAGTTTCAATTCAGAACCAACAAGTCCTGAAAATCCATATTATAGATTATACGCTAGAAAATTCACTTTATGTTTTGCTAAGGGATTTGATGGATGGGATATCTATAGAGAGTCAAGAACAAATGGTGACGATTTTATCTTAGGTGCAACAGGTTATTTAAAAGGAGCTTGTCCAACATCAAGATACCCAACAGCAACTGGATGGGGAGCGTTTAAAAATATTTCAATTAATGGAGATGATTCAGATTGGGCAAATACTGACTATTATGCTTATCAATTAGGTATCGCAACATTTGCTAATCCTGAGGCGACAAATATTAACGTATTTGCAACTTCATCAATTGATTATGTTAATAACTCTAACTTAGTTGAAGGAGCAATCAATATGATTCAAGATGACAGAGCTGACTCGGTTTATATCTGTTAGGATTAATTTTCCCAACTGAAGCGGTTGATAATTTAGAACAAACAGGTATCGATTCAAACTATACAGCAACTTACTATCCTTGGATTCTTGTAAGAGATACTGTTAACAATACACAACTTTACATCCCACCAACAGGTGAGGTTTGTAGAAACTTAGCATTGACTGATAACATTGCGTTCCCTTGGTTCGCATCAGCGGGTTACACAAGAGGTCTTGTAAATTCAATCAAAGCGAGAATTAAACTAACTCAAGAAAACAGAGATACTTTATACAAAGGTAGAATTAACCCTATCGCTACTTTCTCTGATGTTGGTACAGTAATTTGGGGTAACAAAACGTTACAACAAGCTGATTCAGCATTAGACAGATTGAACGTAAGAAGACTTTTACTTCAAGCTCGTAAATTGATTTCAGCAGTAGCAGTAAGATTATTGTTCGAACAAAACGACGAGATTGTAAGACAACAATTCTTAGATAGTGTTAACCCAATCCTTGACTCTATTAGAAGAGACAGAGGTATCTACGACTTCCGTGTG